CTAGTTTATCTAGGTTGCCTGCTTTCACACTATTATTAATATAAGTGTAAAGAATATTACCAAAGTCTGCCATTTTTAATTCGGCTGGGACTGCCAATAGTTTATCAATTGAATTAGCATTAGATTTTAAATAACTTTCTAATCTGTCTACTTCTGGTAAGTCAACACCTGGAGATTTAGTAACATAAACAGGTGGCATAATCCATGTTTTACCTGTTCTAAGTTGTCCCATATCTACATTGCTTTTGTTGCCTTCTAAGTCTAACACTACATGCACTACGATACCTACATCATAATTAATTATCTTTTGACCGATATCACTTTTAGCATCTACTGAGTATGTTGTTACGTTTGGCTTGAATATAAGTCTGCCGTCTTTTGCCTGTGGTGTTGAGAACCATAACAAGTCTCCGTGTAAATATCCTCTAAAATCTTCAGGTATTACACTCTCTACTTTGTCCCATATGGTTTTCATATTTTGAACAAATTCTTTTTTACCTGCTACTTTCTCTGGCGTTGGGTCTTTCATCTTACGATTATTAAACATATCGCCTAGTTCATCAGCACTTGTTACTCTGCCGTTATAACCTTTAGCACTGAATCCACTCTTATCTGTAAGTACGAATTCGCCATTCTCATTACGACCAAAGATAACGGCTGGTGAGCCATCCCATTTGATACTAATTGATTTTGGAGAAGTTTCTACTTGATGTAATTTAGCGATTGCTTTTTGACCGCCAACTGAACCATCCCAGATAATTAAGTCTTCTAAATGCTGAATTCTAGCACCTTCTTCATTAAGTGCTTTATCCAGAAGTTTCTTCATCTTCTGATGAAAACCAACTTGCTTATTACGAGGCTTTCTTGGACCTCTAAATCTTCTCTCTAAGCCTGCGCCTAATATATCCCTAACCTTCATATTATTCCTTGCCGTATGGGTTTTCACCTGTCAAATAAGGTTTTGAAAACCATAACTTGAACCACTCTTTTGTTCCTGGTTCTACTTTATGTTTCTTTTGATACTTAGATTTCTCTGTACCAGTATAGGAAATATTCTCTTGTGCTGTATCTTCCATTTGGTATGGTTTATAGATACCCGCCAAGACTTTTAATTCTTCTAGTTGTTGATTAAGATTCATCTTTTCGTTTCGCATGAGTTATTCCTCTTTTGAATTTTCTCATGTCACCCGTACGAATGCTGTTAACAAGACGCTTGGTTAAGTCCACAGCAACAGCATCATCGAACTCACGGTGAATGAATTCAATCAGATTTATTGCACCCGAAATGATATGTTCGCCTTTTTGTTCGACAAATCTTTCTGGCTCATTTTTAGAAATCGCCATCGAGTTTAATTCTTCAAATAGACTTCTACGTGGTTTCTTAGTCATAAAATAATTCTCCTAACAGTATTTATCAATTATCATCAAATGGAGTAGCCTTTTTAGACTTAACCATTGCACGAAGGCTAATTGCAGATTCTGATTTCTCTGGTGGGATAGCAGAATCACTATCAGAACTAGATACAGTTGTCTTTCTCTTTAATATATCTGTTACCTTAGACGCATCTTGTGTTCCTACTGCTAAATCATCATCTTCTAAGTCTGAATCACTAATTCTAAGACTATCTCTGTCAAATACTAGATTTATTTTAGAACCAACACCACTTGAACTTCTTGTTTTTAGTAGTTGGAGTTGATACTGACCACGTTCTCTCATTGCGTTACTTGTAAAGATGCCGATAACATTATCAGCAGTTTGAATTTTAGAGATACCGCCAGCGATATGAGAGTGGTCAAACTCAATTTCTTCTACTGCTGAACGATTTAACTGTGAGGCGGTCACTACAACTGTTTGAGATTCCATCGCAAAGTTACGAATTTCTTCTGTGACATACTTGTCTTTGATGAACAAGTCACCTGGATTAACTTTCTTCGTTGCAGGCATCAATAGGTCTAAGTAATCAATACAAATACAATCAACTGTTTTACCTGTAACGATTTGAAGTTCTTTTAGATAAGCACGGACATCATTGATTGTCGAACCTGAAGACATATACTTAATTCTAAGCATACCAGATTTCTTACCGATAGTCTTAACTTTCAACTCAACATCATCTAGTTCTTTAAAGATACGTCTAGTACTCTTATCTGTTGCCATCGCATCGATACGCATTGCTGATAATTCTTCTGACAATTCTAAAGTAAGATAGACAACATTCATACCGGCTTCTGCCCAGTTCAATGACATATTCTGCATAAACAAAGATTTACCAGAACCAGAACCACCAGCAAAGATAGTTACTTCGCCTCGATTAATACCACCGTAAAGTTTATCATCTAAGTCTTTCCAACCGGTAGTGATTTGTCCGTTATTGTCTTTGAGCATCTCAAGTCTTTTTCTCGGGTCATCAAAATAATCAGTACCCAAAGACCTCGCTAAACCAATCTGAACTGCTTCTTTGATAGTTGTTTCTACTTCACCATATTTGCCTTCTTCAAGCAAGTCAGCACTATTAACGATTGCTCGTTCAATTGCTTTGTGTCTACAGAATGTTTCAAACTCATCTACAAACCAGTCACTATGCTTTGCTATGTCTTCTAGCAATTCAATGTCTTGGCCAGTTTCTGCTTTAATCTGTTCAACAGTTGGCATAGTTGAATATTCTTCACTATAGTTGATTAGATAACCAACAATATCACGGGTTGGTCTATCAAAATGTCTATTATCAATAATACCCATTACTCTAGTAAACAACTGAGGGTCCGTCAACATAAATTGAACAAACAATTTCTGTAAGTCGGGTGAGTAGTTTTTGACTTCTGACATTTAATTTCCTGGAAAGTTTATATTATTATACAAGTTTTTAGACACTTTGTCAACATCTAATATGTTTCAATTAGTTTATCAGCAATTCCGTGTTTGATTGCTTCTTCTGGAGTTAACCAATGGTCAGTCTTTGGGGCTAACATATGTTTACGAATATAATTCTCTTTCTTTCCAGTACATTTCATATAATGTTCAAGTAATTTTTGATTTGTCCATTCCATATGAGATTGAGCATCTAACATATCATGGTATTGTCCTCTAGTTCCGCCACTAAATTCGTGTGACATCACTGCTGTATTTTGTGTTAGATACCTATGTCCCTTAGTACCAGCCATCATAAGCATAACACCACAAGATGCAATAGAACCCATACCGTAAGTATAAACCGCAATGCGTGATTGTTTAATAACATCAATAAGATGCATACAACTATCTACATATCCACCAGGCGAATTGATGTATAAGTGAATAATTTCTGGTGCATCTTTTTCTGGCATCAAGTTATATTCCATAATCATTTTAACTAATGGCATACAATTTTCCTGATTGAATTCTTTATCCATATGCAGTACACCGTTCTCTCTCAAAAATTCGCCAGGCTGTTTAGGTGGAGTTGGTGGTGCGGGCATTGGTGGCATTGGTGGTGGAGATGGTGCTTCCTTTGGTTCCGGTATTACGTTAATTCTAATTTCTTCGTTTTTCATTATAATATTGCTCCTACGCTTTTTTGTGCGGTCGTTTGGTCCACCCGCTAATTACATTAATCTTGTTTTTACACTTATCTTTGTACTATTACTTATGCGTCCATCAATAATCGATTTCAGAGTATATAATTTTCCATATTCTTTTACTGAATCTGCCGCATCTTTAATATGTTCTTGCCAAGTTGGAAATGAAACACTCCAACCATTTTCTTGTGCCTGATGGACTAACTTCTTACCGGCGGTATCTCTATCAGGACATACGATAACTTCGCCTTTAAACTGATTAATATAATCAATTTGATTTTGTGATGCTTCGTTACTCATTATCGCAACACAGTCTAAGACTGCCGCATCAATTGTTCCTTCAACTACAATCAAAAATTCTTTATCTTCTTTAATCCTATCAGAACCATATAAAAAATTCTTTGGTTGCTTTGTCATATATTTCGATTCAGATTTCTCTGTATAATCTCTTCCTGTATAACCAACAATTCTATCACCTTGTGTGAATGGAAATATAATGCGATTCTTAAATCCAAATGCACTACTCCAATATGTATCTACAAAGTCATATACACCACGGTCAAGTAAATATTTCGCGGCCATTATTGCTCCCTCAGGTGGGACATCTCTATTTAGTATATCGTCAAGTGATTCTGAGTTTTCAGGCAATTTCATACCAGGAAATGATGGGATTCTAGTAGTTTGTGTTTTTGATGTGAACACCCATGGTCCTTCTGATAATTCTTTTTCTCTGATACTTTCAATCTGTAGTCTCTTTATCTCACTTTCAGGAACACCAAGTAATCTCATAAACTTAACAAAATTCTTGTTTATGACTTGACCTTTTCTATGAGATGCTGTAATACCACAATTAAAACAATGATATGATACTAAATCACCCTCATTCTTTAATCCACCTCTCATTCTCGTATCGGCACGAGATTCTCCTTGGTCGATACAGCACGGACAATTAAAACTCAGCCAACCGCCTGAACTTTGTCTTGTCTTACCGGGAATGAATTGATAAACAGTTTGTTGTAGTTCCATCTAGTTATAATACATTAATGGAGACCAAAAGTCAAGTGGTAAACTTGACCTATGTCAAATTATATTAGTTTCTTACTAATATCTTATCTATGGTTCCAGTTGCAGTATTTGGGTATGTAACTCTAAGCCAGTTAACATTTGCTTGGATAACATATCCTTGAACACCTGTTTCATTATTAATTGTAATATTTGGGTCATACATAAGTCTAGGAGTCAAATCAAACCAATCGTTATCTGATGAACTTGCTTGTTCACTCAAATCACCTTCTATTTTTATAACTCCTGTAAAGCCTGTATAGTAAACAGCAAATGTATGTATTGACTTCGACTTGATAGTGTCGCCTGCTCCGTCAAACACCGTTGATATCATTCTTGTACCATCATCAAAAAAAGTGCTTGATGATTGTGAATCAGAAAATGTAGGATAAACGTCATCTAATACTTCAAGTACGCCGTGGGCATTGTCATTTGTATCTGTATATACAATCTGCTCTACGCCATTTTCAACTGTATACATCGCAAATTGATAGAATCCCTCTGGGAGTAGGATTGTATCTGATGTTGGAATTGAAACTGTTGCCATACCTTTTGTTGCGTTTGTGATTGTAAGATATCTAAAGAGAACATTCTCTCTGGAGTTTCGGTCATACATTTTCCATATAACTGTTTTTCCAGTAAGGTCTACAGACTTTCTGTCTGTGTCTCTAAATTTAAATCTAAGAGTATTATCAATACCCTTGTGTAGTTTGTGTGTAGTATCATACATAGGCATATTCCCCAGGAATTGAGTCATAGTTGAATTGTTATCACCATCTTGTATAACAACTTCTATGTCTCGTGTATATTGGTATAAGTTAAAGTTCATCATGTATGTATTTATCTTCCAGAAGATGATTTTCAGAAAGCATAAATATATTTTATGATAGACGAAGACAAAATACAATGGCTACAGGATAACTATCCATTCTTCTCTTGCGTTAAATACGGCAATAAAAAAGAATATACAGAATATCTTGGAATCATTATCAACAGTGATACGACAATAACATCAATGTATAACTTTGAAATGCTTGATACTGCGGAAGCAAGAAAGCATTTTATAGAACTTGGCGAACAATGGTGGTGGGAATCGAATAGATTAATTCCTATAAACTTATTTCTGCGTTCTCAAATTGAACCATTTAATGGTTGTATTCTAAATATGAATACTAAAGATACTGAAGTATTATGGGGTCCAGAAACGAGTTTAACGAATATTATTCAAAAGAGAATTAAGAGGCGCTCTGTTCAACTTGTTCGCAAAATAGATTAAGTTGCACCACGATACTTACCGCATATGCAATCGCATGTGCTTTCTTAAAATAATATGAACCGTCAGTTGGTTTTACCCATACTTCTTTTTTAATTTTTTCTTTACTCTCGTTTAAGAGAGGTCTCTTTGCTGGACGTATGATTGCAAGAACTTCAGCAAGTTCAATAATACTCTTAGGTTTTAATACCCTTAATACTTTGATATGAGCATGAACGTGTGCTAGATTTTTTACAACATCTTCGTGCTGTAACAAGTCCCATATTGGTTCTTGATTCGTTAGTTTGTCTAAATGGTCTTCGTCTCGTACACCTTCATATAAAGAATTGTTTAGAAAGTCTAACTTAAAATATCCTCTGTCTTCTGCTTCTTTATAATCAATTGATGAAAGACCGGTAAGTTGGTCAAATGGAATAGGCTGAAGATATACACCGCTGTTATGCTTATCATATGTATTGTCTTTCTTTTTTATAATTGCTGGAATATGCTTGAGGTGTACAAGCAAATCATCTCTGCTTACTACATCAATATCAATATCAGTTTTTACTATATTCATTTCCACACCAAAGC